AATCAGTTAGTTGAAAGGTTAGAGTCAATCAGCTCTGAACTGCCCTTAAAACGTCTTAGAATGAATTTACTGACCGATAACGAAAAAGTTCACTTAATGCGAACTGACGACAAGATACTTACTTCCCCCATCTACATAGAGGATATGGGCGGTATTAGTGTAACCCAGCTACGAGCCAAAGCAACTATTCTTAAACAGAAGTATGGCATAAAGATTATCTTTATCGATTACCTTCAACTTATGAGTGGTACTGGCAAGTCAAACCAAAACCGAGAGCAAGAGGTATCCTACATTAGTAGGAGCCTAAAAGCACTTGCCAAAGAGTTGGAAGTACCTATTATCGCCCTATCCCAATTATCACGTAGAGTAGAAGAACGAGCAGATAAGATGCCTCAGCTTTCTGACCTTAGAGAATCAGGATCTATAGAACAAGATGCTGATGCTGTGATTATGCTAATGCGACCAGGCTACTACGAACAAACCGAGTCAGTAGAAATTGGTGGAAGAGAATATTCTCCTAATGATTTAGTAGTTTGTAAGGTGGAGAAAAATAGACACGGAGCAACAAAAAACCTAGCATTAAGATTTTTACCTGAAACAATGACCTTTCAAGATTATAACACCATTTAAACAAATAACCTATGAAAACAGCAATGCAAGAATTAATTGATGATATTGGAAAATATATTAAAGTTGACTGGCCTATTAATAAGTCAATTAGAAGTTCAATTAATAAAGCACTTGAAAAAGAAAAAGAGCAGATAATAGATGCTCATACTAACGCTTATTTAATTGGAGAAGATGATATAAGTGTTGAGGATGCAAATGAAGCAAGTATAAAATACTACAACCAAACCTATAACAAATAAGTTTACTAATAGAAAACTTTTATGTCCAAGGGCTATAGAAATAGAAGAAAGTTTGAGATAGAAGCTGCTAAGGCTGTAGATGGTACTTACCAAGCTATAAGAATATTTGCTAAGAGTACTAAGGTTTTAGTTATACATCAAACTGAAGCTTTAAAGAAGGGTTATTTTTTGCTAGAGTATGAGAACGATGGTCAGCCTAGTGGCATATCAGATGAAAGAGTAGAGTTCTTTGCTTTTAACTTAGACCTAAGAGATAGAATAGTTTTTATACGAGCAGAGTTTTTAAGAGTAAAGGCTAGAAGATATTGGAGAATAGGTGAGATAAAAGTAAAGGATAAAATAAAATATGTTAAGATGCCAACTGATGAACTTATACGCTGGTATTAATGTATATTAATAATATATTGTAATTTTGGTGATGGCATACCTATCAGCAAGTAATTTGACAAAGATGATGTTAGACTTTTTAAAGGATGGTGGCAATGAAGTATGGAGGAATAATAACTTAGCTGTTAGAGGTAGAGCCTTCATAGGTAGAAAAGGAGTTCCTGACATCATTGGTTACAATAAGAAGTATGGTTACTTTGTTTGCTGTGAGATTAAAGCTATTGGAGATAGGATGTCAGCAGATCAGATGGTATTCCTAGAAGAGTTATCAATGGCAGGAGGAACTGCGATGCTATGTCAGCAAGTAAGAGATGAAACAATACAAGTAAAAATCTATAAAGATGGCGAAAACGAAGACTGGAGATTCGAGAAAGGTGAGCTTCGGAAGTAGAAAACGAGGTTCAGCGAAGAAATCATTTAATAAACATAGTGCTAAGCCGAAGGTTTACAGAGGTCAGGGCCGTTAAAACAAAACAAAATGGAAGAATTAGAATTAGAAAACAAGGAATTGAAAGTGGCTAAAACAGTGAAGAAAAACAAAGATGTTTTCTCACAGGAAACTTTTGACTTTTTACAACAAGTCTTAATTGACTTTGCAATAGATATGAAACATAGGCCTAAGCTGAAAGAAATCTTAGCTAGTGTAAAGCCTGAATCAAAGAGCAATAGTATTTAATAAATAAAACAAAAAACAATGGCAGTAACTAAAGAGAAGATTTTCCTAGGAAGGTCTTTCACAATGAAGACAGCATTTGGGGAGTTTAAGAAAGTATCTTTCGGCCCTGATGACTTAAAGAAAATGAATGATTTTGCAGCAACTAATAATGGTTGGGCTAACATTCTTATTAAAAACAAAAAGGATGCTAAACCAGGTGAAGCAGGTTTCTATATCGAGCTAGACACTTGGGTAGCTGATGGTAAGCCTAAAAAAGACCTTCCTTTCTAAAATTATTCTTATGAAAACAAATATCAAGGAAATTATAATTAATTTATTAGTTTTGTTTGCAGGTGTTTATTTACCATTCGCTTTTATAGTGAATCAGTTTAATCCACTTGAATGGCATTGGGTTACTAGAAGCTTATATGTGTTAACTTTAGTTGGTATGTTAACTTACGCAATGCAAGAGTTTAAGAAAAAGTAGTTTGTGTGTTTTTTTTGAAATAAAGGTAAGCCTCTCGTTTCTACGAGGGGCTTTTTTGTAATAAAACACCCCCAGTTTTTACCTGAGGGTGAAACCAAAAACCACCAACTATGAGAGAGCTTCTTATGTATTCCTATTTGTTTTATCGTAGAACCTTGTTATAACGGTTCCGAATAAGGCCTCTTGATATCTCTTGATAAAAGAGTCTGAGCTCTCATTAATATAGAAGAAGTCTTGGGATTGCATATAGACATAGCATCTGTCTTTGTCTTCATCATCTTCTGTTACTGATTCAACTAAATGAATGTTAATCCAAGCATTACTTTGTTCGGTACATTCTTCTAAATCATAGCTATCGTCTTCCGTAAGCTGTTCGATTTGCAGTAACATCTCTTGCACTCTCTTTAATGATGATTAATCTTAGTTTCATTGCTACATCTTTCAGTCTATCTTCTAATAATTTCTGCTCTAATTTTAGAGCCTTAATTACTTCATCAGGATGTTGTTCGCCCATACAAATTTACGTTTTAATTATTACAGAAATAAAAAGTGCATACCTTATTGATTATCAATATGATACACACTTATTTGTTAATTGTCTAAAGTGAGTTTGTTAATTGTCTACTTCCTAGGTAGCCTTATTATCTTGCTACCTAATGGCATAGGCACGAATATAGCAATTCTTCCGTTATCTAAAACAACCCCACATCCTAGTGTTGGTCGTTTGGGAAAAGGTCGTGAATATTCCATTGCGTAAGCGTTAATATCTATACCACAACCGACATTCATACCGAATATCATATCCTTATCTGAGCTACTATAAAGCACACCACCGAAGGAGTGTATGTGACCAATGACTGTTGATTGACGAGCATCTCTTGCTCTATTGATGGCACCAGCTTGTCCTGATGATCCTGTGCCGTGAGTATATAGAACACCATCTATTTCCCATTCTAAGGCCCATTTCCAGCCTCTAGGAGCTTCCCAGGCATCTTCATAGGTTTTGATAAATCTTTCAGGTAATCCGTTCGCTATGGCCTTTCTTTTATGTAAGGCTGAGTGGTTACCGATACAGACTTTTACATTAGGGAATCTCTTGTACCAAATATTAAGTTGTTGCATAGCCATAATAGCCTCCTTAGAAGCTGACTCCCCATTAGGGTTAGTCTCGTGGAATGATATAGCGTGGTTATCTACTTCATCACCGATGTGAACGATTTCAGAACATTGGAACTTGTTGAATACCTCATAACAAAAGTCGAGGTATTTAGGATGGCAGAAGGGGAAGTGCGTATCACCTATGATACCCACATTTTTGGTTTTAGCCATATTGGTTGGTTTTGGTTAGTATGGTGAGTAATGGCTCTTGCCATTTACCTTGGTTGCTCTCAAGGTTTGCTTTCTATTGTCTTTACCTCTATATCCTACGTGCACCCAATCAGGTTTCTCTTTAGTACCAAATTCCCAAATTAGCTGGTCGTAGTCAAGATTGTCTTTTATATAATTGAATATCTCTGTATTAGTAACTCCTGTTCCACTATCATCCATATCTATGTCAGCCGCACGGCCCACACAATGATCTGAACTTACTGAACCTCCAATGAAATGGTTGAGCATCTTTCCTCTGTATCCACTAGAGATATTTATTGAGCCGTATTTTAATCTTATCGGCTCAAGCACCTTTTCGCAAAGTGTCTTTAGGTTTTCTAAATGTTCTGCTGTAGGTGTATTATCTAAGCCTTCTCTTTTAGCCGATTCACTTCTAGTAAATTCTGATAACGCAAAATGTGCTGATAACTTCATAATTATTTTTTTAATATTTTCTCAGCTGTTGTTAATCCTAAACAACCGAACGCTAACAAAGCTACTGATTCTACTAGAATTGCTGAGGGGGCTATATGTTCTTCACTAAAACTATTGTGGTACATAGTAACGCATAACGTTACTACACATAACAAACCACATATACGCTTCATACTTAATTGACCTGATTCATCACAAAAGAATTGTTTCATTATTTTATAGTTTGGAATTGAAAAAATATTATTGCTATTAAAATTACCTTTTGTGCGAAGTCGTATTTTTTGTCTTTTTCGACTTCGGTTTCTCTTGCGAAATAAGTGTTTCTATTTGCTTCATATTTCCACTTCCAATTATAGAAGCTATCTTTTGTTTGATATATTGTTTGATATAAGCTATCATATTTATTATTTAATTTATTGTAATAAAATACCGAATCTCTTAGTGTGGTTATCTTATTGTTGAGGTTTATAAAAGAGTTGTTTATCTCTTTACCTTGTTCTAAAGTCATTATAACAACCGAATCCTGGTTAATCTTCCTAACCTTTGGGTATTGGCAATAAGCTGAATGAACTACCAGTATCGATAGACATAGAATCCAAAATTGCTTTAGCTTCATTTAATTGAGTTTTTAGTTCTTTATTCTCATTAGATAACTTAATTATCTTATTAGTCGTAGCTACTATTAGCTTCTCTTTAGCATCATCAGCTTGTACTTGCACCTTTTTATTATGTTCTAGTGTCTTATTAAAGTCAGTCATTAATTGTTGGAACTCTTTGTCTTCCTTTTTTATAGGAGATTCAGTATCAGCTCCAACATTGACATAACCTATTAAAGAAAATATTGATATTAGAGATAATACTATTAATTTCATTGCTATTATTTGACTGATTTTTTAATAGCTCCCATATCTTCTAGGGTTTCTAGCTTAGTAGAGGTAGCACTTAGGGCTGTTTTACACTCAATTAAGGCTTGAGTCTTTAGCGAATCCTTGTGCTCTAGGTTGGTTATTCTGTATTCCTGGCTCTGTATTTGATCCTTAAAAGTGCCTTTGATGTCTATGTACAAATAGGAAATGCCGATTAAAACGACAAATAAGGTTCCTACGATTGGATTTTTAGCGAAATCTTTAAACGATATAGGCAAGGGATTTAACCCAATACCTGATTCTTTTTTGGCAGCCATTTATTACTTTTTACCGATTTTGAAATACAAGCTACCTGAGTAGCCAATATTATAATTTTTGTTAATATCTACGCTAAAGCCTATTAGAGCCTTATTTTTGACACCTAGCATCAAGGAAGGACTTAGTACTTCCAAGCCATTAAGTGGGCTGTATGAGCCTCTAATGCCCCAATAAAGGGTATTAGTCGGTTTACTAGCGTAGTATTCTCTCGTAATTATGGTTTTTTCGGTTAAATTGGCTTTAAAACCTCTTGCAATGATCCTATTTTGGCTGATAGTATCATTCACTACAAAGATATTAGAATCTTTTTTAATAGTATCTGAATAGACTTTAATACGCATATAATCGTTTAATACGTATAAAGTGTCGTGTACAGGAATCTGTACTGAATCAATGATATAGAATGGTATATCATTTCCTTTCTTGTACGTATTAACGTACAATGTTTTGTATGTAGTATCGTGTATTTCTACTATCTTTTTGTACTGAGAAGTATCAAACTGCTTACCAATTCTAGGTAAGTAAGTAGGTTTTAGTAAAAAATATAGCCATAACACAAGGAGTATTACGGCTATGAATAAGATGTTGTCTTTAAGGAATTTCATTATCCTTCAACTACCTCTGCTTCAGGAGCTTGAGGATTTTGCTCTTGGTGAAGTTTTGCTAATAATTGCAAAATTGGGTTCGCATACTTAAATGGAACCTCAATTAAATAAACTTCTAATGCTTTTACATTCTCGTCTGATAGATTTAACATAGTATTGATTTTTTACAAATATAAGATTATTCCGTTATAATTATGGATTAACAAAAGGCAAAGGTAAAACTACTAAAGGAGGATTAACTTGATTCTCTATTTGAGCATCTAAGTTAAGGTCTAAAGCTACTACATCTATTGAAGCATCTAACCAACCACATACTATTTCATAAGTCAAGTCCTCGTAAGAAACAAAGTTAGTAACACTATCCTTTGAGAAAGATTGAGTACCATAAACATTTGCTTGGTATTCTACATCTTTGATTGTTTCTTTAGCAAACCTTGACCAATGACATACAACTACAAAGTCTGTTAAATCACCATCTTGAGGAACGCAGTCTAATTGATTAATATACCAGTATTTCATTTAGTTTATTTTTGATTTTAATTCCTCTATTTGTGCTTGTTGTTCTTGCATTGCATTTATTAATAATGGTACTAATTTAGAATAATCTACTGCTTGAGGTTTAACATCACCATTTTCATTTATTTCATCTTTTTTACCAAAAACTGCATAAGGTAATACTTCTTCAAGTTCGTGTGCAATTACACCATACATTCTTGATTTATCTAATTTCCATTGATAATCATAAGTTTTAATTTTAGATATTAATTCTAAACCACTAAATTGTTTTAAGTCTTGTTTTAATCTATAATCAGAAGTTATATTAAATGAAGTAGTTGCGGTTGTAACTGTTATTGAACCTACATCAACATTGTTTCTTCTAATACCCATAAATAAACCATCTGATGTAGTTCTATTTCCATATATTACATAACCAGTTGATTCAGGCTGAAGAGAACCACCACTTATTGTTACACCTTCTGTATTATTTAATCCACTTGTTGTTCTTCCTATTAATACATTACCCCCACTTGTAATAGTTAATGCTGTATTAGTAATTCCTGTTGAATATGAATTAGAAGTTCCAAATGACATAGAACTACCATCACTAAATAATCCTAATGCTATTCTTCCTAATGGTTTAGCATAAGAAGTAGAACCAAAATCAATAGTATTATATCCGCTTCCATCATATGTTTGACTTTGTAAATATAAATTATTAATAGTTTGTGTTGTAAAAGAAGCTAATCTATTATTATATATAGTTAATATTGTTGAAGGGTTAGTTGTTCCTATACCTACATTACCGCTGTTTAGTATAGCTAATCTAGTTGTCCCAGCATTTCCACTTCCACCTGCTGCAGTTGAACATTTAATAGCAAAATCTCCTGAAACATTTTCTTCAGTACCAATATACCAATTTCGTCTATCACTGCCACTTAATTGTGTATTTAATGAAATACCTGCACCAGCACTTGCACCACCATCTGCAATAAACTGAGATTTTGCACCCTGAGCTGTTACACTACTAGAGAATGTAGCACTTGTACCATATAATGCACCACCTATTCCTACTCCACCAGTTACTACAAAAGCACCTGTTGTTGTAGAAGTTGAAGCCGTTGCATTTGTTACTCTTGAAAATCCAGCAGTTGTTATTGCACCTGCATTTATATACCCTGTTGTATATAAACTTAATCCATTACCTATTGCACCATTCCCTAAAGTAAGAGCATAGCTTCCACCATAACCAGCAGGGATTTGAGCACCCCCATCATATTCTCCAATAGCCGATAATCCAATAACCGAAATACCTGTTCCTGTATACGGAACATAAATAGAAGCGGCAGAAGATGTAGTTAAATATGTACTATTGTCATAACTAATTGTAGTTCCACTTGCCTTTACAAATCCCGTTCCATTTAATTGTGATTGTGGAGTTAAATTACCAGCGTTCCATATTTTATAACTATTTATCGTTACAAAATCATTAGAAGGTGCAGCAAAATTAATTTTATCTTGAGATATACCTGTAGTATCATTTGTAATATATAATTCTAATATTTGTGCTTCAACACCTGTAGCAGTATCTGCATATAATCTTAATCCTGAAGTATCACCAGCACCACCAAATGGGTCATTAGGGAATCTTAAACCTTTTGTATAATCAGTAGAACTTGAAGATTCTTTGAGTACAATTTGACCTGTCATTGTACCACCTGTTAATGGTAAGTAACTTCCTAAATCACTTGTTAAAGCTACTGTTCCACTTGCGTTAGGGAAAGTAAAAGTTCTTGGTATATTATCTGACAAACTACTTAAATCTAATGCAGCATTTTTTGTAGCACTTACATAAGTAATCAAATTTATAATGTTTGCATTACTATTTATAGAAGAATAACCAATAGCAACAGGCATAACAGTATTACTCTTTAACAATAAA